AATAGCATCCTCAGCATTGGGGTCAGTAACTAAACGCTTAACAGTAGCTGGAGGATTAAACCATTTTATTTTGCCTTCCTGCATTTGTAAATTTGTTCTATCTGGAAATTTTTTTTGCAATTCCATTAGACGTTCTGAAAAGTTACCAAGGGCTAACATTCTAAACTTTTCAAAACCAGTACCATTTGCCATCGTAAAATTAATAGCATCAATATACTGCTTGAATGATTTAACGCCTTCTAGCATGCTAGAGCCAAATAATGTTGCAAGTGATGTATTTAGAGCAATGGAAACTTTGTCAATTTCATCAATAGTTTTTGCAATGGCTTTAAATGATGTTTCTGCGTCAGCAAAACTCTTTTTATTATTAAGGTAATCGGTTGCAACGCCCGCAATATCCACCCCTTTCGCTGCCCTGCTAAACATTTCCATTGAAAGTGCCGCCCGCTTTGCAGGGTCTACAATAGCAGCAATACCTTCTAGTGTTTTCCCAAGTAAACTTTCAATGTCCAATATTGACAAATCATTTAATGAAACTCCTATTTCTGCAAAACTTTTTCGTAATTTTCCCCCGCTACTAGCAGCTTCATCAATTTTTTGTGCGAATGTTGCCATCAGTTTTCCAGCATTTTCCGATTCGCCACCATTTAATTGTAATGCCTCAGAAAGTTTTAAAACACTGGATATAGATACTTCATTGGCTTTTGCTACATCATTTATTTTATCGGCAAAACTTATAGCAGCCGTTGTAGCTTGATATAAAGTAGCTGCAATTGCAATAAGTGAAAATTTTGTTGCAATAGATGAAGTTGCAAAGTTATTTAGCCCTGACTGAGCTTTGCCTAGCCCAGCATTAAACTCGGCACTGTCTAATCCTAAAACAACACCTAATCTTGAAATGAGTGCCATAATTAACCCTTTTTAAACTTATCCATTTGAAAGCCCTGCGCTTGCGTCATAAAAGTTAATAGCGAATCGTTTGGTGAAACTTCTGCATCCGCATAAATATAACCATACGCATTTCCTAAAATTCCTTTTAAAGTATATGGTGCGGAATGTGGTGTACGAATGTAATTAAAAACGCCTGTAACAAGCAATCCTAGCATCTCTAGCGCGTTTTTATTACTTAGCATACCGTCACTATACATTATCATAATTTCGCCCATTGTAGCCTCGTTTATAGCGTTTACCGATTCTAACGTATGCCCATTGAAAATCATTGCCGCTTTAACTTGAGTGCGCAATGAGCCTATAACTTTGAGCGTATCTCTTTATAATCGGGTGAAATAACCTCTTGGATTTTTTCAATAATTGTTAATTGAATAGCTAATGGGAATTCAATTTCAATATCAGCATAAGTTAAGCCGTCAAAAGTTTCGCCATCTTGCGGTATCAAAAACTTAATAAACTCAGTTACTCTGTGTTGAAAGACACATTTATTTGTTGCTGCTTCCAGCATAGAACGCCCTTTTACTAAAATATCTTTATCGCTAAATACAACTTCATCCGAAGGCTCGGCTTTAAATTTTAGTAAATCTACTGACAATTCTTTATAAAACTTTTGCACAAGTTTTAAGTCAGGCGTTTTGGAGTAATCATAAATCGCTTCAATTTCGCCAACACTCGGAACTCTAACTTTAAAAGTATGGTTGCCCAGCTCAAACGAGCGCGTCATTACTGATATTCGATTCTCTTGATATTTCGCGCCTAGCGCATTTCCTAATTTACTCATTTCATCTTGCTCCTGTATTGTTCCATCTTTTGTTTTAAAATCTCACCTAACCACGTTGCTACTTGTTGCGCATTGCCTTCTAATGCTGGTCTTAAAAATGGTTTAGCTGGTCTGTTAGCAGTACCAAACTCATTCGCTACTGCACGAGCATCGTAAAATATACCCTTTGCACCATAGAATTTTCTAGCTTCTTTTTTACGTTCTTGCTTACCTTTACCACTAGCCCAAAACTCAGCTTCAAACGTGCGTCTAACTTTGCGTGGAATTGGTTTAGTAATGACAAACGCCACTACAGTATCGCCTTTTGCCACATAGTTTGACTTTTTATCGCGATTAGTAGGTCAGCGCCCAACAATCTGCAATGAGTTCATTAACATATTAGTTTCGTTTGAAGCTGCGTAAGTTTTCGCTGCAAACAAAACAGGTTTCATAGCAGCTTTTACAGCTGGAATTAAAATCTTTGAACGCGCTTTATTATCGCCAATTTCATTACGCAAGTCTTCAAATACCTGTAAGGTTTCTTTTAACCCTGTTATTTGAAATTTAGCTTCCATCGTTAATTAAACTTAATAAACTTCTTATAAATTTCATTGTTAAGCGCAACCACATAATCCACTACTTCCGTTGGTGTCATTGTGTCTGCGTGATTTGTGGCAATTTGATGAGCAAGATTAATGCCTGTGATGCGTTGTTGCGCAAAGCCAAACCAATTTTTAGCACCGCTATCCATCTGAGTCCATAAAAAATTCAGCAAATCATTATTTGATTTTATTTCCATAAACTTAGCCCTATTATATTTTATTGTAAAAAAAGCCCTTGCGGGCTTAATTTATGCGGTGTTTGACCAGCCGTATTGATTGCCACGCGGATGCAATGTAAATGAACATTTTGCCTCTGCGCTTGGTGAAGGTTCAATTTTAAATTCTGACACGCGAGCATTAAACGCATAATAAACAATGCCTGTGCCATCAGTTGCTGAAATAACGAATGTTCTGTCAATCGTTCCGTTATAAGCATCCGCGCGCAATAGAAGCAATACTGTGTCGGATGGATTCCACGCCGCTGTAATTGTCATGGATGTGGGTACTGATTGAACTGGAATTTTATCGGATTGACGAGAACCAGCAACCGAAAAAGTGGCAACTGCATCATCTTGACCAAAGGCTGGTATTGATTCAACTGCAACTGTATTGCCAGTGATGGCAATTGCAGAAACACTTGCTAAAACAGAAAGATTAGCCGTTGTTAATGCAGTTGGTGTAGCTGAAGGTTGCGCATAAAGTGTTGCGCTAAAGCCTGGAAGTACCTTACTTGGAAGTGCCATGATATTTAGTCCTTATTAAAAATTAAAAGTTATTATCTTATGCTGGAATATCTAATGTGCAATCTAGAAAAACGCTATGCAACCCTGTTGTATTATCAAAACTATTGTTTAGCATAAACACGTCAGCCTTTGATATATTAAAGCCTGATGTACCGCCAAACAGCCCAGCATAACCATGCAAACTTTGTAAGACTTGATTTGTTAAAACAAAAGCATTATTCATTGTAGTCGCAAAAACGCTTATTTGGAATATAGGTCTGTCTATCCCTTTATTCGATTGATAAATGCCTGTATAAACTTCCTGATGTACACTTCTTAACTGCCAAGTTATGAACTTTGGTTCAGTCGCAAAATTGCGATTAAAATTGGCATAAACAGGCGTTGGCGTTACAATGCTGTTCAATTGAAATTGAATAGCCTTTGCATAATCAACAATATTATTTTGTGTGGTCATACTTCTGTTTCAGGGTCGTTTCTGTAACACATTAAAGTAACAAACATTCTGTCATTGCTTTCAATCGCGTCAGTAATGCGCCATTCGTTGCCGCGCCATGTAACCGAATACTTATCTTGTTCGTCAACAATCAATTTCATGTTAGGTGTATAGCTAAATTTAAAGCTAATCAAATCGCTATAAACTCTATAACGCTCGGTAATCGCGACTGAATTTCTTACCTCTAGCACTAGCGGTCTGCTCACAAATTTTAATGCAGTCGTGGTCGTATATTCACCTAAAGCATTAACGCCAAAAGTTAAGTTATTTATATCTACATTTTCATAGCGTGTAATAGACATAATTACATAACTAGCGGTTTGTAGTTTCGTAGCAAGGCATCAACCCCAAACGGAATTTTTGACAAGCTAGGGGTAGTTGTATCGCTTCTGTTATTGTATAAATGCGTCAATAATAATAAGCCAGCTTGCTTAATTACAGGATATTGCGCTAAAAAACTTGCATTTAAAGTGTAATTCACAACGACTGGCGAAGTCATTTCGCTATTAATATTGCTAGGTATCGCCGTTAAAATGACTTTATTGCCTGTTATGTC